TACGGCACTCGTCATTAAATGCTTTACGGGACAGTGTGGGTTTCTCGCCCAGCCAAGGTATGTTAGCCTCAGCCTCAAATAGGTATTTCTTAACTCTCTCCTTCGCAGACTTGAGACCCTCTTGGTCAATAGGTATGCCACGTTGTAAAGCCTCTCGGTTAACACGGCTAATCTCCCGCTCGTGTTCTGGCCACTTGTCCCCTATCTCCTGCCAAAGCTGTAAGCATAATCGGGAGTCAACGAGCGCATACTCGGATACCTCTGCTTGGAACTCAGGGGTCATGTTCTCCCACAGTTTACCCTTCATGTTATCTCGGGTGGACTTGTCTGGTTTTATACCCAGCGCATAGTCCGCAGCTCCTGCAAGGTTTCGTGGTATGCCACAGTAAGCAGCTAGGTCCGCAGTGCAGTGCCACTTGTCATAGGCAACCTCTGGCCACCATCCTTGTCTGCAACCGTATTTATAAAGTGTCTCATCAAAGGATGCGTTATGGGCTAATACGATGTTGCCAATAAGTTTGTCCCAGTCAAAGTCTTTTGGGTGTCCAACAAATTCGTATCCATTGTCCCCGACAACGGAGACCATATAGGCGTCAAATTCGTGGTGTGAGAAATAGCCGAGTGGGCCTAGTGTCGTGATGCTACAGACGTTGCTGTAAAATGTCTCATAATCGAGAGCGTAAGTGATTTGTGTATTCATTGTTTGGTGTGCCATTTGGTGTTATAGGGCGTAAAATTACCCACCCCTATGACATCATAGGGGTGGGTTAGGTCATGTTAAACTGGTAAAGGGATTACTCCTCTTCTTCCAGTGCAAGCTCGAGTTGCTCGGGCTCTTTATCTGCATCCTCTGCTAGGAGGACAGCAGCTTTTTCAAATGCTCCGAGGATGACGACCATTTGTGCTCGTTGCTCCTCTAGCTTTTCGATGTTTTCCTCAATCGTAGCGATGTGTTGCTTTGCAGAAAACACTTCACTTTCTATTGTGGCTACTTGTTCGTTACTCATTACAATTAGATACTGAATGTTTGAGCGAAGTTCGCTGCGGCTTCAGGTACGGCGTCCTTTGTGACAGTAAGAGTTGGCACATACCAGCTATACTTACCCTTGCTCATGATCTGGGACTCAAAGTTCCACAGACGACTACCTAAAGACATGCCACGGTTAAACGCAGCAAATGTCATCAAGGACTTGTATGTTTTACGATACGCGTCTTTCTGAACATACAGCTTACCAATGCAGTAGTTGTTGTCACCGATTGGGTAAGGGAACGCTTCGTCATCATCGTTGCCTTTAGGTTGGGCAAACATAAGGTAGAGCTCAGCAAACTCTAGAATATTGTATTCTGAGTTACGCTTAAGTTCATCAAGGGCTTCTTTAGTGGAGACGATTATGGGCATCTCATCACTATCGAAGTCGATGTCTTCTTTCCACTTCTTAGTAGCACCAAGCACAAGACAACCAATCTTCGCCTCGCGGGCAATGATCTCATGGCTCTTGTCGATGACGAGTGACCCGTGAGCAAAGTCGGAGGTACTCATTTTTTGGATCACACTAAGGCGTGGGATATCGATATCTTCAGCGTCGATTACGAAATCTTCACTACTTGGACTCGCGAGTGCTGTGGTGTTAGCTTCTGCGATCTCTGTCTTTTCTTTGTTTGTGGTTTTAGCCATTGTATTATCTATTGGTTTTATTGTTTCTTGGTTTAGCGAAGCGTAAAACGCTCCTGTTGTTTTTCGAGGGCACCTGCATCTTTGCAAGCGTCCAGAAATTCTGCGGACTTTTGTCCTTTCTCGCCCTTGTCTGCCGTTGACCCAACCAGCTTAGCTGTTTTGGTTACGGCGAATGTGGCGATGTCTAAAAGCTCATCAGTCTCGACACCCATATCTGAGGCGATCTCGATGAACTTGTGGTTGTCTACTACTTTGGATGGGGCACCCATAGACGATAGTTTTAAGTTAGGAAACTCAGCTCCGTCGTGTGCCATTTCCATAGCGCGTGAGCGTAGGCGTTTAGCCCATGCCTCTACAATCTTAGAAATATTCCATAGCTCCTCGACAGAAGCGGGGTCATCTACCGCTTCAATGTCAATGTTAGTGAAGTCTTTACGTTTTAGATTAGATGCAACATCGAGAACAAGGCCCCCAAGTGCTGGGCAACGATCCTCATGTTTGCAAAATCTACAATTCTGTGTTGGGTTACACTCACCGACTGGTGGGCATTGCCCACCACCCCACATGGGGCGGACGCGCTCACCTTCCTTAATGACATTGCTGAGCATGTCGATAAGGTCATTCAACTCACTACGGTCAAAGTCTCCAGACAATGGAGTGCTGTGTCGTTGAGGCACGTAAAAAGAAAACGTAATCTTTTGCAAGTCGGGGAACTTTTGGAACACCCCAATCGTATACGCAATAGCTTGCATGTTTTCATGCGGTTTATCAATAGTACTGATGCCAGTCTTGTAGTCGGCGAGCACAGCGTAAGAGCCATCCTTGCTGACAGTCAGCCTGTCACACGTTCCATAGGTAGACGTTCCGTCTAATTCGACATCGACTTGCACCTCGAAGAACTCTTCTGTGCCTTTGGTATCACCAAATACATCAGCAAGGTATTCATCCTCCATGTCCGCACAGCGGTTATAGAGATCAAGTTCCTCTTCGTTGTGTAGAGCGGACGGGTCCCTTACCTCCAGTGCTTCGTGGATACGGGTACCCATTTCAGCAGCTGGAGAGGAACCATCCTTACCGTGGTAGGCGGCACAGCCCTTCACATACTTCAGAGAAGATGGTGAGAACTCCGCGTGACCGCGTTCGGAATGTGGTTGTTGATCAGACATTATTTTTTGTATGCTTCTTTAGCGCGAGCGACGAGTTCATCATTATCAAGCTCTCCATTCTCGTCACCTAGTGCGGTTCGGAGGGCGCTCACAAATCGTAATAGTTCTTGTACAAACTTGCTGTTAAGAACTTCGTCTAGGTTTTCGGTGGTGTCGGTATTACTCATGGTATTATTATTTTTGGTTTTGTTTACTGTGTGCGTCTTGCTCACTAGATAATGTCTCCTGATACGCGAAGTGCCTCTTGACATACTTCGTAATGTAGGCAACCACTCAGACCAGCGATCTCACGACTATCAAGTACTACCTCCCCATCTTCCACTTTTTGATATGCACCTGTCGAGGCAAGGGCAGCAGCTAGTTTCATCATGTGGTCTAATGTCTGTTTGGGTTTTGCCCTCACGTAATATTCATATTTCATTTCTTGATCTAAGCGCATTTGCTCTTGCTTAGTTATTTTTGTTTCTTCTTTCATATTTATTTTTGGTTTTGCATTATTGCGAGGTTGTCGAGACGGCGTTGCATCGAGGACATTACTGCCTCCTCTACACTGCCACTTGCGACAAGAATCTTTTGTAGTGCATCTGACTTCATGCCATTGCGGTGGATACGTCCCAATACTTGGACGTGGTCCTTAGCGGAAAACTGTGGGGATATAAGACTTACGCGTGGTCGTTCCCCATTGACGTCATGGAGTGAGATACCTGTGCCACCTGCCGCTGTGTTGACGACAAGGCAGGTAGTTTTATCTTCTTGGAAGTCGTCGATTACTTGCTGGCGATCTGACTTCTGACCACCCTCAATCCGATCACACTGTAGCTTTTCGCATAGCGCCTCTACAGTTTCTTTGAAGCTAACAAAGATCACAACGCTTAAGCCTTCTAGTATGAGATCCTCAGCCATCTCGACAAGGTCGGGAACCTTTAGGCTCTCCGCTAGTTGTCGTGCCCTTATGATGTTTACTATAACATGCTCACTATTCTCTACAGTGCCGTGTTCAATATACTGTTCCAGAATTTCTGGTGTCAGCCCTAGATCCTTGTAGGCCTTCTTAATCTTGGCTAGGTTCTTAAATTGTATCGGTTCAACAAAGATTCGGTTCTCTTTAAAGGCGTCTGGTAGGTCCTGCACGGACAGTCGGTCAGTAGTGATCCCATACATGCTCTCCCTGAGGTCTTTAAGTTTGCTCTTTTTAACCAAACGCCACTGATTCCAGAAATCTTTCTCGCACCCAAGTTTAGTCATCCAGCTGTACCACGACTTAAGTGGTTTATCTGCTTTGTTTAAACTATGCAGTTTTAACATGTAACCAATGGAGCGCATCTCCGTTGGATCTTCCGCTGCCGTTGCCGACATACCGTGTATTTGGAAACCTTGTCCAACTAGTGATAGAACTAATTGTGCATTTTGTGTGTAAGGTCCTTTGCACTTGTGGATCTCGTCTACGAGTAGCAAGGTGCCTTGTGGCAATACCCAACGCATGAGCTTCTTACCAGACTTGGTCATCCACTTGGTTCGACCATTGCGAATCTTTTCGTAGTTAATTACGAACAATGGGTCTACTCCCATTTCTTTAAGCTCACGTTCCCACGATGGGATAACTTGCTTAGGGCACAGGACGGCTACAGGAACTCCTAATGATTTGGCGAGAGCTGCGGCGACTACCGTCTTTCCTGTTCCAGCATCGCTGGTGTCTAGTGTGTTTATCCCTTGACGTTGGGTAATCTTAAAAAATCTATATGCTTTTTCTTGCTTCGGGAATAACTGTTTCATTGTTTACTGGCTTCATGGTTTCTTATTTGTATGAACCATAATTACCAGACGACATTTAGGTCGTCAACATTTTTTACAATTATTTTTTCTACTCGTAGTTCAGCTTATATTCCCTGAATGCCATTAGGTATGCATCAACAATACCGTCGTGTGGTTTTTTAGATCTTGTGGTTGCCAACCACTCTTCATCAGGGGCCAACTCATTTGCTTTTGCTAAGGCGTATTTTTTAGATTGTCCCTTAGGGAACTTGCCTAGCATGTCTTTCTGCCACTGCCTAACAGAGACACCTTCCCATGGCCAGCACATGCCTGTGCATAACCCACCAAGGTTACCATAACACAACGCCATAGACCTCATCGACTGCGACGATGGTGCATGGTGTAAAGGTTCCTCTATGACTACACGTATGACAGGTAGCTTAAATGATAAGACCCATTCACGGAACCCAATCATGTCGAGCTCAGTCTTCTTGCCATTCTTATAATTGGGCAAGCGTGTGTGACCGAGCACAGCTCCGTCCCAGCTACTGATAGCTACAGCCGCACCAGAGCACGCGCCGTTATCTACGCCTATGATCATGAACTGGCGGGAGGAAGTCTGCGCGGACGAGGACACCATCTCCGTGCCATGGGGCGAACAGGTTGTAGCCTTTTTCTAGGCTCTGTAAAAAAGAGATCTCTTTCCACGTATTTGGAATCACTCGGACAAAGTCACCTGTAATTTGCTTGGCGGAATAAAAGTAATCTAAATTGGAGCGTACACTCCCTTTGATAACAAACGGATCGGGTTCGTGGCTGCGGACAGCGAAGAATTTCATTGGTATTGGTTGTCTTAAGGTTCTGGGTCTACATCGACAACCTTGCTCGGCTTCTTTCTTGAAGCGGCTGCGGCATCGTTGAGAATATTAATATCTATGCTGAGGCTGTTTGCCCCACCTTTTTGTTTTTCATCTAGCCCAAAGTGGCGACGTGCTATCTTATCCAGCACTTCTACTTCTCGGACGTTGGTGGGGGGTCTCATTTGTGTCATCCCATCCCGCATAAGGCGGACTGCTTGGCTCGCCATGTAGCTCTGGTATTGCTCGGCTGGACTTCCTTGGGCAGCTGCGATCTCGTTGATCCGACCTTTCTCAGCTAGGTGCGCTTGCTCAGCCGCCTCATCGACAGCGTGCTTTACCTTGTGCTCCTCATTGCCATCGAATATAGACTCGGGCTTTGGTGCATCTTTATCAACCCACGGGGTCGGGTTCTTCTCCCACTTACTCTTCTTCGGTGGTGCACCCGCATCCCTGAACCATCTACGCAGTGTGCTAACATGGACTCCGCATTCCTTAGAAATGACTGCGAAGGTGTATTGTTTCTCATACATATCCATGGCCTTGGTAAAGAGTCTACGCTTCTTACCATTCTGCCCGAAGGGGTTAGGGACCTTTTTCTTGTCTAAAGGCAGGGGTTCTGGGCCTTTATTTTTTTTGTCTTCAGGGTTGTCCTTCGCCATGTGTTGGAGTATAGTTTGTATTTACAATGTATTCAATCATTAATGGACATTAAATTAGACAGCAAATATGAGCCATTCATCAAGCCGTCTAGCACCAAGATGGACGTCGGTGGCATGGAGATCCCCCCAACGAGTTTACTAACGGCCCTGCTGTTCGGGTTTGCTAACCACGAACTACTAAAGGCCAAAGAATATTACTTCTGGCGGTCGTGTGATATCCTCTGGAACCGTCGTGATCTACCTGAGCCATTGATGCAGCAGAACCCATGGGCTAAGACTATTATCCGTAGCTGCTTAGAGAATAAGTTTGTAGCGGTAGGTGGGGCAGCCTCGTCCTCCAAGTCACACACCATGGCTGCATACGCTATCATCAACTGCCTGTCTCAGCCTAAGGATACCTTAGTCCTGATTACTTCAACCACGTTACGTGAAGCCCGTAAACGTATATGGGGATCAATCATCAGTTTACTGGCTGTGATAGAGGACATGCCTTTCAGGATTCGGGATTCGATAGGTAACGTCGCTTACGTCAACGAGCACGGCACACTCCTAGAAAAGTCTGGCCTGTCCTTGATCGCGGCAGAGAAGAGCAGGACTCGTGAAGCTGTTGGTAAGTTTATCGGTATTAAGAACCGTAGGGTTATTGTTATCGGGGATGAGCTCTCGGAGATCTCTGAGGCTGTAGTCCACGCTGGTCTGACCAACTTGTCATCCAACCCCGAGTTCCGTATGATTGGCATGTCTAACCCTAGCTCTAAGTTTGATGCGTTCGGAGTGTGGTCTGAGCCCGAAGATGGCTGGGACTCTGTGGACACTAACGTAGACGATGGTTGGCGGACTAAGTGGGGCGGAAAGTATATTAGGCTGGATGGTGAGCGCAGTCCAAACATTTTAGCTGGCGAGACAATATACCCATACCTACCTAGAGCTGACCAGATAGCTGAGAAGCGTGAGCTGCTTGGCACAAGCTCAAGGGGTTACATGCGAATGGTTCGCGCGGTGTTCTTTGACTCTGACGAAGACGAGGGCATCTATAGTGAAAACGAGATCACCAAGAGTGGGTGCATGAACAAGGTCCGATGGGCATCTCAGCCGACAAAGGTGGCTGGTCTGGACCCTGCGTTTACTAATGGTGGTGACAGGACGGTTCTATACATAGGGCAGGTAGGCACCGACGACAACGGACAGTATGTCTTTGAGCTCGGCAAGAGCTACCAGTTAAATGAC